CCCAGCCCGTATTCCTGCCTGAATTGTTCATAAACTTTTGCCGTTTCCGGATCTCTTGTATCAAACACTCTTCCCGGATTCATATACAGCGCATAGGTCATCGGATTCTGCGTATCGCTGTAATATCCCCTTGTGCTGCTCTGGCTCGGATGGTTGTAACGGTCTGCGTATTCCTTGTTTTCCGTGAAGTATGACCAGTCGCGGAATTGAGTAAATCCGCCATACGGCGTTCCATGATACACTTTCTTCGTATATCCGGCTTTCTGCGCCGCGGCTTTCACCATCTGTTCCTGCTTCGCCGTGTCCTTATCTTCCACGGCCTGCTCATATTCCGCGTCCATCTCTGCCATGGAATAGCGGTATTCGGAATCTGTCCTGTCAAATGTTCCTATGTTTTCTGTCGCGGATTTAATCTGTTCCGGTCTGAAGGCAATAAACTCCTCAGGCTGTCCTTCCACACCGTTGATCACTCCGTCATATCCAAGGCTGATCAGATAATTCCGTGCTTTTACTCCAGCATTGTTCTGCCCTTTAAATTTGTTTAGTGCGGCATATGCGACTTGCTCATTTGCCGGGTTTTGTATGCTCAGGTAATACGCACCAACATTTTCACCGTATCCTTCAGCGTCTTCTACCCATGGGGAGAAAAATGCACCTTGTATATCCATGTTTGCTCTTCCTTTGCTTATGTCAAAAGCATCGAAAAGCTCACTTGTTCCGTGATATACAATCATAGGTGTCCCGTCATCATTGACCACTTTGCTTTCCCCAAACCAGCGTTTAAACTGAATAGTGTCTGTCTGATCTTTTATGCCAATCTTGACAGGAGAATTCGAATCTGTTATTCTATGTATGAGCCCTGTATTGAGGCCGCGTAAGATAGTTTTTGTATCTTGCCCGAGCCATAATCCAGCGGCTTTTTCTTTGTCTATATAGAACAGGGTCGGATGTTCTTTGCTGTTGTTCTTTATTGCAGATTCCAGCATCTTTCTACCGTCTTTACGCGCATAAACAGTATCAATTTTTAATGCATCTATTCTCTGATTGTTTACCGATCCTCTTCCGCCTATTCTTAATGGAACAATAACCTGGTCCCCTGTTTTATTTATCATGTCCACATAGATAATAAGCTCTTTTGTGGAAGATGGATCGTATGCGATCGCGATCGGATGCGCGATTTTGTCAGGCAGTTTTTTAAACTCATCCTGCGAAAATTCATGACCCTCCTTATATTGTTCGTTTTTGTATTTCCCTAACAAAGCGAATCCAACATGCTCCTGGTTAATGATCACCGGCAGCTTTGGCAGTCCTATCATTTCAAATGTTTTCGGTGCTCTGCTTACGACCAGTGAATTTGACCCAAACACTTTTTCATTGTCGACTTTTGGATCCATAAAATCATCAATCTGTTCAGCAAATGTTTTCTTATGTTCCGCCTGGCTGAGTCTGGTTTCCCCTTCCTCCGCCGTCTGCGTGTTCTTCAGCGCGATATACTGTCCGTCGTCCATCCGGATCCCGTCGTATCCCAGCTCCTGCAGCACGTCCGCCACCGCGTCCCATGCATCTTCTATTTTTTCGTATCCGTATTCCGTCACCTTCCGCAGCTCCGCTTCCTGCGCCGGTGTCAGGCTGATCTCCTTGCTGTCCAGCAGGCTCTGCGCCGTCTGGTTCGGCATCCAGCTGAATTGTCCCTGCTTCATTGTCAGCGGGTTCGTGATCCGCGCCTGCACCGTCCGTGTTTCTCCGGTTCCGACGTATTCCGCCGTCACATAGTCCGCCGTCGTTGTTTCCGCTTCCGCCTGCGCCGGCTGCGCTTCCGTCACCTGTCCCGTCGCTTCGTCATAGGCAAGGTTCACCAGCCGCGCCAGCTCCTTCATGTTTGCATGGATCATCCTGCCTGCCGCGCTGCTGCTGTTCAGTCCCAGCTCGCTCGTCGCTGCCCTGATTCTTGCCGCCAGGTCTTTTACAAAGCCTTTGAATTGTTCATAGAGTCCCTTGTTTGTTTCCTGCAGATGCTCCAGCACGTCCTCGTTCAGCATGATCTGGTCGCAGCTGTCCGCCACCAGCTCGCTGATAGCTCCCATCAGGTCCGTTCCCTGAGATAGCGCGATGCGCTTCAGCTCGTTGGAAAGATATTTCCCTTCTTTCCGCAGCGCCTTGCTCTGCTCTTCCAGCACATACTTTTCCAGCGCGTTGTATGCTTCATAACTGTGTCCCTGCAGCCAGTGAATAAATTCATGACCAAAGGCCACGCCGATATTCCGCTTTCTTCCTGTAAATTGTACCTTTCCGTTTTCGTCTTTCTCTGTCGTTTCGGCTTCAATGTTCAGCATAATCCGGTTCCCGCTCTGTGAACCGTACAGTCCCCGCGCTTCGTTTGAAAAACCGATATTCCCTTTTTTCTTTTCTGCTTCTATCTCGGCATTGTCCATGAAAACCAGGTCAATGCCTGCCACCCGCGCGACTTCCGCCCAGGCTCCCATGCGGTTCCGCGTTTCCTTGCTCAGTCCTGCATCTTTCAGCGCCTTTTTGTATTCTTCTGTCCCGTATTGCAGGCCCTTGAATGTCGCGGTTCCTTTCCCTTTTCCTCTGGTTGTGCTCTTCTGTACTTCCTTTTTCCGCAGCTCTTCCTTTTCTCTTACGGAATAGTCGTACAGTTTCTTTGCCGTTTCCTCGCTGATTCCGGTCGTCGGCATCTTCCTGCCCATGTACGCCGCCAGCCGGATTGCTTCTGCCGGCGCGGTCAGGATTGTCGGATTCCCTTCCCGGCCCGCTTCCATTTCGCTCAGCACAAGATAGGTATATCCCGCGTCAAACACAGGATTCTCCCGCGCGTTTCGCAGCAGCTCTCCGGTTTCCATGCTGGTCGTCAGCACTTTTGCCGCGTCCACAGGGATCTGCTTTCCGTCCACTTCAATGATAACGCCCGGAGCTTTTACCTTTTTCCCGTCATCATCCTGCCGCTCGATCTCCGTCACGCCCACAAGCCGCGCATGAACGCTTCTGCCATCTTCTGCGTTATAAATAACTCCCCGCGGTCCCTTTACGCGCTCTCCTTCCGCGTCCTCGATCTCTCTTTCCGTCGCCAGATGCAGGTCCTCCCGTATTTCCTTCGCCTGCTTCGGTTCAACCGCTTCCAGCACGCTCAGCACCTTTTCCGGGCTTCCCTGTTCCGTCGCTTCCCGCATGGTGTCGCTTGCCAGCTGGCCCAGCTGATAGTTGCTTGCCTTTTTCCCGCTTGCTTCTCTGCTCCGGATCCTTGCCGCCAGCTTGCCGCTGTCGCTTTCCGGTCCCATGCTTTCCGCGGCTCCCATCAGCCGCTCCACCCGTTCCTCCGCCGTCGTCGTGTCCCCTGTAATGGCCCGGCCGGTCCGGATATTGCTCATGGCAATTCTTCCACCCTGGAAGCCGATCATCGGAATCACGCTGACCAGCGCTTCCTGCGCGGCCAAGCATGCGTCACGGTTCCATTCGTGCATTGCCTGGCGCGTCGCCTTGTCTATGTCTTTTACTTCTACCCAGCTGCCCTGCTCGTTCCAGTATCCGTGATTGCCCAGGATCTGCACCGCTCTGTCCTTGTACTGATTCCTGTGTTTTGCCAGTTCCTTAATATAAGGTTCCACAAGCGCGCCGGTAAATTCTTCTGCCGGTTCGGATGTGATCGCTCTTACCGTAAACCGCATCAGATTGGTCGGATTCATCATAAACCGTTCCACCGTCGCGATTTCCGTGCCTGTTTCAATGATCGCGTCCAGCGCCGCTTCCACCATGTTGTAGGCATAATTGCCCTTGTTATTTTTCATGTTCTGCTGCAGGCTTGTTTCGAAAGCCTGAGAAGAAAACAGCATCAGCGTCCCCGCCTGCAGCAAATTGTCAGGCAGGCCCAGCGCTCGCGCGATGGCAAAGTTCAGCGAGCTGTCCGCGCCGCTCATCAATCCGTTATATACTTTTCCCCATGTATCACCCAGGTCTTTGCTGATGGTCTGCCGGATGGTACTTTTCATTCTGGTGTTCAGATATGCCGCGCTGTTTGGGTCCATTGTTGTGTTCTGTATTCCCATCAGCGATCTTGCATAGTTCGGAATATTCAGTATCATTTCCGCCGGCTGCAGCGCTGTGTTGATCAGCGATACGGCGGAAGAAAGAATCGGATACCGGCTGGCCGTGTCCTGCATGCTCAATTCTTCATACTGTGCATACAGCTGGTTCAGCATCGGCTCAATCCCCTGATAAAACGCCCATGCTTCCGCTTTTTTTCCGTCATTGTACAGAGAAATAAATTTGTCCCGTTCTTTAGGATTCATCAGCGCGGCCTTGTGGAAATCGCCGGCCACAATGTCTGTATTCTTCAGCCCTCCGCCCAGCACGCTGTAAACATAGTCCGCGTTCCCGGCTGTCGTGCTTGTGCCTTTGTCAAAATAGCTCATGGGATCGTTGACCAGATTCAGCTCCGGATGATACTCCGTGTCTCCCGTCACGGGTTCGCTCATCATGTCATTATAGCTTTCTTCCCATCCGTTCTGGTTCAGGATCCTTTCTATCTGGCTGTTGTCATATTCCAGCCACGCCTGCTCATTGCGCAGCTGATAGTCCAGGTTGCTTTCCGGGTTCACAATCCCGTCGATCGCCTGGTCTATCCTGTCGTTGAACGCTTTCTTTTCTTCGTATGTTTTCAGGCTCTTGATCGCCCGCTCATAGCTTCCCAGCCCGTTCATCTCGTCATAGGCCATTCTCCGCACGTTGTCCGTGTTCAGGTCCTCCTGCGGCGAGATGAGGCTGTATAAATGCATCGCCCTGTCCTTCGCGCTCTGTCCGTTGATTCCCACGCTTCTGTACAGGTTGTCCAGCACCTTTTCCGCGTTCGCTTTTTCCTCTTCTGTATATCCTTCTCCTTCGATGATCTTCCGCTCGTTTTCTACCCGATCGTTTGTGTACAGCGAAAGAAGCGGCTCCACCACGCTCTGTGTCACGCCGCCCGCGTCAATCTGCGCCTGCAGCTCTTCAATGTTTGCCTGCCGCTGCAGCGCGTCCTCGTTGTATTCGTCCAGTTTCTGCTCCCTGTAGCTCTGGCTCCACCATTCCGGATCAAAATTGTCGTTATCATAATAGCCCTTGTGCCGCAGGATCTCGATCTCGCTCCGGCTGGCTCTCGCGTTGGTTTCCGTCAGCATGTTGGAAACATTCTCCGGCCGCGCGCTGTGGATCGTCCCGTGTTCCACGTTCCCCGTCACAAGGTCGTCCAGCTCTTTCACCCGGCTCGCCTGTTTCTGAATCTGTTCCGCCTGCCGCATTGCCGGCGTTTTCACGCCCAGCGCGTTGTATGCCGTCGCCTGGCTCGCCTGTCCAATGGTCGTCCGGTTGTTTCTCGGATCCACCGCCGCATAGTTTCCCGTGCCGTTCCGGTTCTCGCGGATCATCGCATCCCGCAGCACCTTGTCAGTCGTCGGCAGTTCCTCTTCCGGTTTCATCTGCGCCGGCTGGCTCTCGTCGAATGGCTTCACCTTCGCTTCCGCTTTCACTTCCGGCTGCGTCTTTTTCTCTTCCTGTCCCTTCAGCGCGCTCAGCACTTCTTCCAGCTGGCTGCCCTTCTTCACCTGTCCCCATGTTGCCGTTTCCGGTCCGTTCGGATTCTGCGCGGCATAGTCTTTTGCCGCTGCCCGCAGCAATACGTCGTCATCTTTGATCTTCTTCGCCTGCCTGTCCGCCTTGATATCTTTTGCGGCCGTTTTCAGGATATCAGCCGTTGTCTGCGTCGGCGTGTACGCTTTCGCCTGCGCTCCGCTGATTCCGCTCTGTCCGATGGCTCCGGAATTTAGCACAAACTTATTCCATTTATCCAGCTCTGCATCTTCCTGCTTTTTCACCTGCAGCACCCGGCTCATCAGGTTATCCTGCTGCGGTTCCTGCTTGGCCGGCTGGTATCCGGTCCCCTGGATCGAGCTGGCCGCTTTCTGCTGCGCCTGCTTTGCCGCCTGCTGCTTCACGTTGTCCAGCGTCACCGTTTGCTTCGGCTGTGTTCCGGTCGCCTTTGCAGCAGTACGCAGCAGGTCCTGTCCGGCCTGCTGGTTCATCTGCTGATAATATTCGTTCCGCTGATTCTCCTGGTTCGCTTTCAGCAGCTCCATGTACTTGTTATAGTTCTGCCTGAGCTTATTCCGGTATGATCCGATGCTGTTATCTAATTGTTCTTTCTTTTTTCTGTATGTGCCGATCTGTTGGGTGTTTTCTTTTTTCTTTCTGGATGCCATCTTTTAACCCTCCGTCGGATTATTTATTTTTTTTCCAATATTTCAGCAGGTCTTCCGGCATGTTGCTCATGGTATTCCTTACCGCTTCCGTCGTATTGGCCTTTTGCCTTGCGGCAGCGTTTTCTGCCGCTGCCGCTTCAGCCGCTGCCGCGGCCTTTTTTGCTTCTTTCTGCTCTTCCGCAGCCTGCGCCCATGTTTTATTTCCTGTCGCCAGTCTTGCCGTTGTTTTTGCAATGTCCGCCGCGCTTCCGTATTCCATGTCCCTCCGCGGATCAATGTCTTTATCGTCAACTTTTACATAGTTTCCGTTCTTGTCCACCGTGTAATAGTTCCCGGCAATATCAACATAGTAAGAGTTGCCTTTCCCTCTTCCGCCGGATCCTCCGCCCGCCGGAACCAGCTGCGCCATCAGCTTCTGCGCGTCCTCTTCGCTCAGGCCCGCGGCTTTCAGCAGCGCAAGCGTCGGCATTTCTCCGTTCTGCAGGATTGCCATTGCATACTCCGCCGCGTATTTCTGATCGTTCGTCATCTTTTCATAGTCAAGGTTTGCGTCAAACTGCCGCTGGTTCTCCGCCATGCTTGTATCGTACTGCCGGATGTTTTCCGCCATGCTGGTATCATACTGCCGGATGTTCTCCGCCATCTGCTGGCCGTTCCACCAGTCCGCGTTCTCCGCCGCCGCCTGCTGCGTCCAGTAGTTCCGCTCGTTGAGGAATTCGTTGTATCCGCGGTCGTATGCGGTCCCTTCCTGCTGCGTCCAGTATGCCCGTTCGTTCTCCCAGTCGCCCAGCGTGTCGCGGTAGCGTCCATAGTCCGTCTGATCCGCCGCGCTCAGCATGTTGTACTGGTCCTGAAGCGCCGCCTGGTCGTCGCGGTATTTCTGATACGCCCGGTCCCTCAGGTCCATGCCCTTGTCGTACAGGTTCAGCAGGTACTGATCGTATGTCTGCTGTCCCACCTGCTGGCCATAGCTGTTGCCGTATCCGCCGGTCAGCGCCGCCGCGCTTCCCATCACGTCCGCCGCCGCCTGCTTGCCCTGCTGGGTGTACAGGTCCGCGTAATACTTGAACAGCTCATCCCCGTTGAATGAATACTTGAATTCCTTCGGCTGCTGGATCTCCTTCAGGATCCCGTCCAGCGCCGCGCTGTACTTGCTGTTGTAGCTCTGCGGCCGCTGGTTCTGCACGTTCTGCAGCTGCTGCTGCGCCTGCTGCACCTGCTGGTTCGGCTGGTAGTCCTGCTGCGCCTTTTGCGCTTTCTGCGCCGTGTTGTCGCTCACGCCCGCCAGCCCCTGGTATCCCTGCTGCGGATAGTTTTCCTCCGGAAGTCTGTACTTGCCCGTCACTGCCATTTTTCCCCTGTCCTCCTTACATGTTGTTCACGATGCTTTGTATATATTGTGCCAGCGTCAGATCGCCGATGTAGATCGTCGCCGTCCCGCTGAATTCGATGGTTTCATCGTTCGTTCCGCCCTTTGTCGCCGCCTTTTTGAATCCCAGCTTCTTGCCGTTCGCGCTTGCGTATATCAGAAAGTTCGCGCTCCGCACCTTTCCCGTGATCGTCACCGTTTCAAAGCTGTCCTGGAGCGTCACCGTCACCGTGTATTCCTGCTGGATGCTGAATGTCTGCCGGCTACCCGGCAGCACGTCCCCGCTGGTCCCGGTGATGGTCACCGTGCTCCCCTGGCTGGTCATCCGCACCGTCAGGCTGTTGCTCCCCACGGCCGTATAGTTTTTCGTCAGCGTAAACTTGGCGTATTCGCCCATGTCGTCGTCGCTGCCGCCGCTGTTCACCCGCCGGCAGGTCACGTTCCCGCTCGGCGCGTTGTAGGCCGTTACCGTGATCGTCGCCGTCTTTGTCGCCGTCCGGCCGCGGCTGTCCGTCGCCGTCACCGTGATCGTCGTGCTGCCCGCCACGCTCAGCAGCCCCGTCGTAAAGTCTATGCTCCCGCTGCTTACGGTTTTCACATAGTTGTTTCCGCTGTATCCGTTCAGCGCCACCTTCAGGCTGCTGATCGTGCTTGAGTAGCTCCCGCTCGCCGTCGTCTGCACCCGCACGCCGCTGTGGTTCTGTACATAGTAGTTGCCGACGTTCGCGTATGTCACGCCGCCTATGGTCCGCGCGATGCTCGTCGTGATGGTCCCCACGCTCGGCACCGCGCTCGCCGGCACGTTGTACGTCAGGTTCGTGATCGTATAGCTGCCGATCTCCGTGCTCCCGCTGTAGGTGTAAAGAATCAGCGTCCCGCTGCCCTTGCTCGTCGCGTTGGGTATATAGTTGCTCCAGCTCGCCGGCACGCTGATGCTTACGCTTGAAACGCCCGCGTTCACGCTCGTCAGGCTCGTTTCCATGTTTGTGCCGAAGCTCAGCTTGTATTTATGGCTGTATGCGCTTTTGTCCGCGCTGATGGACAGCGTGATCGTGTCCCCGCCCGTCATGCTGGTCTTGCTCAGGCTCGCCGTGCTGCGTTTCAGATAGTTGGCCGTGATGGAAACATTGCTCGCCGGCATCGTGAAAGCGCCGCCGCTGATCGTCAGTGCCGGGCTTGTTGTCCATCCATTGAAATAATACCCGGTGTTCGGTGTCTGGCTCACGCTCACGCTGTTTCCCATCTGCGCCGTGCTTGCCACCGTCACCGTGCCGCCCGCCGCCGGGCTTGCGCTCTTCGTGATGGAATAGGTCACCTTCGCGAAGTTGGCCGTGATGGTCACCGCGCTCGCCGGCATGGTGAAGGTATTGTTCGTGATCGTTACGCTTGGGCTGGTCGTGTATCCGGTCAGATAGTATCCCGTGTTTGCGCTGGGATACAGCGTCACCGTGCTGCCGACAACCGCGCTGTTTGCGCTTGCCGTCAGGCTTCCGTTTCCGCCGCTCTGGCATGTCACGCTGAACTGGTTGTACGCCGTCTGCACGGAAACGCCCGTCCGGTAGCGCAGGATCGTATAGTCGCGGCTGTCGCCCGGCTCCGCCCAGGTATCGTCCATCAGCAGGTACAGGGCCTTTCCCGCCAGCCCCGTCGCCCCGCTCACGGAAAAGTCCTTTTTGTTGCTGCTCTGCTGCGCTTCGATGGTCCAGTCACCGATCAGGCACTTGTTGTTCCCGGCGCTGTCGCACAGGTACAGCTTCACCTCAAAATTCATTCCACCATAGTGCTGGTTTCTCCATACCGGACCACCGGCCGCGATATCCGTGAACGTGATGCTTCCGTTCGGATATTCGCCCGTCGCCATCTGGATCCCCAGCGCCTGCGGCGTTTTGAAATAGGTCATGTAGTTGTTCGGATCGTTGTTGCCGATCGCGCCCGTCTTGGTTGCCATCTTTTTCCTCCGCCTTTAGCCGCTGATCAGGCCCAGCGCGCCGCCCGTCATCACGCGCCAGGTATGGTTCCCCATCTTCATGCTTGAAGTCACTTCGCCCTGCGCGATGTGGAAAACATTGTCGCTGAAGTACGCCATCTTCGTTTCCCCGTGCCAGAAAGCCAGCTCGTCCATCGTGAAGGTCGCTGTTTTCCTTTCCGTGTTCAGGTACGGATTGCCCTGCGCGTCGTATGCTGTCACGTTCTCGCCTATGGCGATGCCGTATTTTCCGTTCACTTCGTCCACCAGGCCGCTGAAGATATACTGATTGATCCTCCGCTCAAAGCTCCCCGTGTCCTCTTCCAGCCCTGTGATCCGCTCCTGAAACCGGTATTCCTGCAGGATGCCCTCCGCCGTTGCCGTGATCGTGCTGTCCAGGTTCCGCTCATAGGTTCCGAACTGGCTGCTCAGCGCTTCATAGTTGTCCTCCAGGTGCGCCGTGATTTCGTCCATTTCATGCCGCACAACCTCCGCAGTCTTGACGATCATGCTCTTGAGCGTTTCATAGTTTTTTGCCGTCGTTTCCTGCGCCGTCGTGATGGTCGTTTTCACTTCCGGAGCCATCTGTTCAATGGAAACGTCCATCAGCGCCGCGTTCAGCTTGTCGCTCATCGCCATCAGGTAGCGCTGCAGCTGCCGCAGCTGGTCCTCTTCCTTTCCCTGCAGCGCCGGCGGGCTGTCAAAGAATACTTCAGCCATCTCCGCCCACCTCCATAATCCGGCTCAGGTCGTATACCCTCACGTTTCCTTGTCCCGTAATCTTGAACCGCAGATGGTCGCACCGCCGCGGAATCACCGGCAGGATGAAGGTTTTCATGCTGTTCCCGGTCCGCTCGCCCATGAATGTGTAAAGCGCTTCATCGTCGTACCGGATCCACAGCCGCATTTTCGCTCCCGGCTCCAGGTACATGCGGACTTTGAACATGCTCAGGTATTTCGCGTTCCTCACCCGCTTCGGATCGTCATAGCTGCTGCTTTGTTTATAGTTCACGCCCGTCAGGCCGAATTCCGCCGCCCAGTCAAAGTCGTCCTCCGCCGTCCCGCTCGTTCCGCACACCGTCACCAGCGTGTTGTTCACTTCATCTATGAAAAACAGCTCGTCATCCACCGTCGCAAATCCCAGCGCCTGCGTGTTGTCTTCCTTGTACCAGACGTTGTTTGCCGTGTCATAGTTGAAAAGCCGCCAGTTGTCGTTCTTGTCCTTCATGCTGATATAGTATTTATTCCCCAGCACGCCGGCCCGCGCGTCGTCATACAGCACTTCGCCCAGCTGGCTGCTCACCGCCGTCGGCATGTTCCCGTCATACATCATCACTGCGTTCCGCGCCTTGTAATAGATGTTCTCGTTCACCACCTGCAGGCTGCGCCAGTTTCCCTTCTGTACGCCCCGCGCCACCGTCGTCTGGATCGTGAAGCTGCTCGGCGTGTTTCCGCTCACCCTGTGGATGAATCCTTCCTTGAAGAACACCGGATATCCCCGCTGCGTGCAGGCTCCGGTCCACGGCCCGTCCGTTCCCACGCTCGCCGTGTAGCTGTCCGTGCTGATCCCCATGTAGCACGCCCAGTTCCGGAAGTCGCCCAGCTTGCTCGCATGGATCTCGTTCAGCACCTGCCCGTTCACAAGGCCATATTTGCATCCCCAAAGCCGGTTGTTGCTTTCGCAAACATAGTCAAGGTCCGGGATTGTGATATCCGCGCTCACCGTTTCGTCCGCCAGCGCTTCCTGCGCCTGGCTGATCAGCCCGGCCACCACGATATAGTTTTCTCCCGCAAAATACACAATCTTGCTGCCGTTCAGCGCGCTCACCTGCGCCTGTATTTTCTCGCTGGCTCCGCTTGCCGCCGCCATGCCGGAAACGTCCACCACGTCATATTCCTTCAGCCCCGCGCCGATCCCGGTCCCCGTGATCTTCACGAACGTCGTCGCGACTTCCACCCATTCCATTGTCACCGCGTCATATTGCCGCAGCACGTCGTTGTCTCCGCTCTCGTCCAGCCACAGGTCCCCGTTGTCCGGGTTCTCCGGCGGGTTCGCGCCGGTTTCAATCGCCGTCATGTCATAGTTGGTCCCGTCCCCGCGGCACATGATCAGGTTGATGTTCTCCCCGCTCGCGCTCCACGCCCGGCCCATCGTTCCCTTGTCCGTCAGGTCCGCCGTGTTGAAATACACCTTGTCCGGCCATATGCACACGTATGCGCCGAAGGATACGATCTTCTTCGGTATCATGCTTGCGTCCGTGCTCAGCGTCAGCCCGTCCACTTCCAGATAGTCATAGTAGACCTTGCTCCCGCGCACAAAAACCAGCTGGTCCCGTCCCGCGATGCCCGTCAGCGGAACCGGATCGCTTCCCTCCGTGTCATAGCTGGTTATGCCCCGCTTTTTGCGAATCGTCAGCACGGGATACTTGTCACCGCTCATGTTCTGCATGTCGTACATTTCGCCGTCGCTGATGATTTCGTTGTGGTTGTATCCGTAAAAAGCGCTTGTCATCTGTATGCTCTTCGCGCTCGGCGTTTGCTGCGGCAGTTTGACCATCTTTTACCCTCTCCCTGTTTCAGATTCTCAGCTGTCTGTTCCGGCTCAGCGGCATGTGGTTCCTCCGCCACCAGTCATGGAACATGTCATAGGCGCTGTTGAATTTCGCCCGGTCGTTCTCGTATTTGTCGTATTCCATGTTCTGGTCGTCTATCCTGGCCATCAGATAATATCCGTACATTTCGTCATACGGCCACGGTGCCAGCAGCTCCGTGCCTGGATCCGTGTCCTCCGTGTATCCTTCAAATTCTTCCTGTTCCTCCGTGTGCGCGTGCTTCAGGATGATTTCCCTGTGGATCAGTCCGTCCAGCTCGCTCAGGAACGCAATCTTCAGGCTCCGGCTCATCATGTTCGGCTTCATTTCGTCCGCCCTGTCCAGCGCGGTCTGTATGTTCATCTTCTTTCCTCCCTTTATGCAAACAAAGACGGGGATATCCCCGTCTTTTCAGCCGGGTCCTCTCCCGGTTCCGTCAATCAGATCGGATGCTCCTGCGGCGTTTCGCCGGCCCTGTTCGGAATCTGGTCCATGAAGTCGTCCGCTTCATTTTCCGCTTCCAGGCTCTCCAGCAGAACCTTTGCAACCGGCTCCGGCAGCTCCTGCTCCTTGCCGTTCGCCGGCAGCAGAAAGCGCCTGTCGTTGATGCAGATATAATAGTTCTGGTCCTCGCCCTTGGGCTTGCGCGGTACGATCACCTTCATGTTCCGGTCCCATGCGCTTTCAACGCTCTCCGGGGCCTTGTTGATCATTTCCGCGTCAATCTCTTCCGTCACAATGTCCTTCATCTGGTTCACATCCGTCTTGTCGGTCTTTTTCGTTGCCATGTTGTTCCTCCGTCCTTTCTGCCCTGTAACGCGGGCGATTCGTCCCCCGGTCAGGCGGGGCGCATGTCCTTACGCCCCGCCCTTCTCAGGAGGAATACTCTATGGCTGTCGGCCCTTGTTGCCCGGCCGTTGCAGCTTAGATTTTGACCAGAATCCCCTGGTCAATCAGGCTCTGGATCGCGGGGGTCACGGTCACGCTTGCGCCGCCGTTTGCCGCGGTCACGGCCTTCGGTACACCATTGGGTGTCAGGCTGATCACGTTGTTCGCGTGCAGCACAACCTTGGTTTCGTTCACGCTGGCCATGCACTCTTCAGTGATCATGTACTTGTTGTCGGCTTTGCTCTTACAGTAAAGCGTCACATCAGCGTTTCCCATCGTGAAGCTGTAGGTGCTGCTGGTCAGCGTCACCGTCACGCCGCCGGCGCACACTTCAATCTCGTCCACTTCGTATCCGCTGGCCGGTGTCACGGTCAGGGTCACGGTGGCGTTCTCCTGCACGTCGGTGGTGGCGGATGCGCTGAAGGTCGTCATGTGCGCGTCCTTCAGGCAGGTCACGCTGTGTCCGCCCGCAAAGAGGTCAAGGATCATTTTCATGTCCGTCGCCCTCCCTTATCAGTTTTCGCTGTCCACGCTGGAATAGGCGCTGCCGCTCCATACGGTGCAAATGCGTTCCTGATACAGGATCTTCGCCGCGATCTCAAACTTGGTACCTACGGTGCTGAACTGGTTCAGCGGTCCGCCGACCTGCTCCTTGGTCTTGACGATGGTTTCCATGCCGCTGCCTTCCGGATCAATCACGCCAAAAGCGTCCTTGCCGAAGAACATGGTCTTGTAGGTGGCCACCGCGTCGCTGTCGGTTGTGCTCTTGATGATGGGGGCAAGGTTGCTCTCAATGAAGCGCACGCCGTGCAGCTCGCCGATTTCGCCGTTGAAAATCTGCTGCGGTGCAGCATACTTGTGGGCTTCGATCCAGTCCTTGTCTTTCCGCAGGTCATAGGCAACGTGCGGATGCACAACTGCCACGTATTTGCCGCCGCTGAAGGTGGGCGCTCCGCCGACTTTCAGGTTGGTATAGGCCTGATTGACCATATCGGCCGTCAGGTTGCAGGTATAGCCGCTGGTGTTGATCGCATAGATCAGTTCGGCCTTGCTTGTGGGCCTGGTCTGCTTCACGTTGCTGCTGTTGTAGGCATCCGCGAACAGGATATTTGTCGCGCCCTTCAGCACGTTCCGCACCAGGGTGTCATGGGTCTTGCCGCCGGCAGCGCCCAGTTCTTCCACCGCGCCCGCAATCACGTCGTCCAGCGCGTGCAGCTCCAGCAGGTCGGTCACGGCGACATATTCACCGTACTGCGCCAGGCTCACGCTGATGCTGGTCATGCCCATCTTCTGGCCGGAAGGAATCACACCTTCTGTCAGGGCCGCGCAATTCGGCAGGGTGTTCCACTTGCGCCACTCGATCGTGCGGCCGCGCCGCGCCGGCAGGCCCTGCTTCTTGCCCAGCTGGGCGAAGATCAGCTGATCCCTGTGGTTCTCCAGCAGCTCGGTGTCATAGAAGGTTTTCATCGTGGGGGTCAGCGTGTCCGGCGGGTCGAAGCTCGTCGCGCTGCCCGTATAAGCGTTAATATAGTTGCCGGTCGCGTTGACCAGCGTGCCTGCGTCATTGAACAGGCTCAGATTCATCCAGAATTCCATCGCGTTTCTCTCCCTTTCCGCGCGGTCAGAACTCAATCCGTTCCCCTCTCCGCGCTCTCTCAAGCAATCTTTGTCTTTCTTCCCGTGTCATGCTCCTGGGGTCGATCGCGACGTTCGCCGGCTGTCCTTTCTTCATCGCGCCCTCTACCGGGCGCGCCCGGTTCGCCTGCAGCGTCTGGCTCATCTGCTGCTGCGCTTTCCGGATCCCGTAGGCCATCGCCTGCGGTTCCAGCTCCGCGTGATGCACCGCATAGAATGCGGCCCGCACGTCCAGTCCGCTGTTCGGCGCTACCAGCCGGCGGAAGGTTTCGTTCTCCATCTCGGCTTTCAGGTCGAAGTCCGGAAATGTTTTCTTCATTTCCTCGCCCTGCATCGCAAGGTTCTGGAAGTGCTGCCGCAGGAACATCTGTTCCTGTTCCTCCGCTTCCCTTGCTTTCAGGCGCTCGTTCTCTTCCTCCATCGCCCGGAAGTTTCTGTATCCTTCCACCGTCATCCCGGCCGCTTCAGCCTCTTCTTCATACAGGCTGTCGTCGTCCAGGATGGTTTCGATCACGCCGTCCGTGTCGTTCTCATCAAGCCCCAGCTTCTTTGCCAGCGCCT